TCCGATTTCCGCACAACTTTTCCAGCTGTTCATAATGCTCCTCATCGGTCCTGCACGCTCCCTCTCTTCGCGCGTCATAGTAGTATTCTGCCAGGCGGTACCACCTTCCCCCCTGCTCTCCCCACAGTCCCATTGAGCAGGGATTCACCGTCCCATAGTCGCAGGACACACAAAACCGCTCGCAATCCGGCGCCTGCTGTACAACATGACGCTCTAAAGAAAACATCGGATACACCAACCCCTGTACATCCACCCACTCCCCTTGGATAAATCTGCGGTAAAAGCTCCCGCTGTACAGCAGCTCATACCGCTTCCTCACCCGCTTGGAAAGAGCCGGGTTGTCCTCCATCACAAAGTGCAGATAATACAGTTTCTTCTGTTTCCTCCTTTGGAGCCATTCCCGGTAAAACCAATGCCCCGGTCCCTCCGGGTTGCAGTTAAACCAGAATCGGCTCCCCTCCACCGAGCACCGCGCCACTGCCTGCTCCACAAACTCCCGATTCTGCAAGGCAACCTCGTCAAACAACACGCCGGCAAGGGTCATCCCCTGAATCAACGAGGCGCTTGCGGCATCCTTGCCCGAAAACAGATAATACCGATTGCATACCCGCCCGCAGCGCAGCTCCACATAATTTTTGCTCACCTTCTCGCTGTATGCAAACCCCATCTCCTCCAGTGTTCCCCGCACTACTGACAAAAGGTTCCTGCGCACGCTGGAGATGGTCTTTCCGCACAACGCAAAGCTCTGCCCGTTAAAGCAGCTCATGCTCCACGCAAAAAAGGAAATCGCCATACACAAGGTCTTTCCGCTGCGCACCGCGCCGTCGCAGATGATTCCGTCATACCGGCTCGTTCCCCTCTCCGGCAGCCACCAGCTCAACAGCTCCATCTGTTTTCTGCTAAAGCTCTTCACTCTGCTCCTCCTCCGAAAGCCTCTGTGCACCCTGCTGCAGCGCCTCCAGCACACCGCCAAACGCTCGACCCTGCCCCTGCTTTTCCTGCTCGTTCAGCTTGAGCAGCAGCTCACACGCCTTCAGCTTGTCCCA